CATTTAATTTATCATCTCCATAAACATAATCTACAACGTCATTCCAAAAAGAATTAACTGTAGGTTTACAAGAATTTCTAAAGTACCAAATTGCTGTATAAACTTTATTCACAATACTATTTAAAATAGCCGTCAAAAAACTCCCTGACGGCATGGAGTGAGTAGTCATATAAAAATCATCTTGTACTAAGACAAGACTATGTATAATTGAATCTAAAACTAATTTAGCCGTTGAAAAATCGGCTCCTTTATAAAAAGACATAATAGTATCTAAAACCATACGTTGAACTTGAGGAAGCATTGAGCCATCCCAATTTTTAATATCTCCTGCAAAAACTATATCACAATTTTTAAGAGTCTGAAAAATAGAATCCCACTCGGAAAAAGGATTAACACCAACCATAATTTGATTAAAATTACGATTAGAAATGATATGTTCTACCATTTTACCAAAAAATTTTTTAGTCAAAACTTGATTTAACAAAGTTCCGACTCGAAAAGTTCTAGGTGTATTAACTTTTTCCTCATTACGAATTTCATCTTTAAGAGTCTCAATCCAAAGAAAATGCTCAACAGGATATTTATTAGAAACTAGCAAATTATTAAAATTATTTAATTTGTCTAAAAACAACGGGGTGAAAAAACCGTCTTCAAAATTAATATAATCTTCTTTATTTTTAGTATAACCAAAACCGGATGAAGAATCCTTATTTAAAGGAGCTAAAAAATCTGTTCCTTTAACGACTTGTCGCTCAGTCAGATCCCCAAAATCACATAACATGGATTTCAAGACTTCTTTAGAAAATTTCAACTCTTCTTCAGACACGTAAGAACTAATGCCAAAAGATTTTTTCGCCATATCCTTAACAGTATGAAAACCGTTAACTCTAAGGTTAGCAGGGAGACGAGTAACAGGATAAAGATTAAATAAAGGAGTAGGAGCTAAACTAGAATCGCTAGAATTACTTCCATAATAAGAAGTGTTTACAAATTTAATAACACCGGAATCTTGTAATATTTTGTCCGAAATGTTAACGTCTAATTGGTAACTCTCACTTGATAAAAAATCTCTCAAAATAGAAATTGTTTGAGAGGACCAAGCAAGAGAAACCCCAATATTTACGTCATCACTACCAGAAACGTGAAAGCCTAAAATGCCTCCTTCTACGTCAACTATTGGTGATCCACAAAGACCTTTTTCGTGAATTTCATATAAAAAGTCCTTCTTAGAATTGAAGGTATTAGAAAATTGATGAATTCCGTCCATTAGACCTTTATAAGTCGCGGACATATTTTTAAAAACTCGTATTTTAGAAAGAGGTATACTACCTAAATCAGTACAAAAAAAGGTTTCATGAAAACTAGAATTAGAAAAAAGTGGTTTAAAATGTTTAACTAAAGACTTAAAAGGACTAGG